TATCTGTTACAGCGTCGTTAATACCAGAAGCTAAAGTTGTAGTCGCTGCTCCAAGAGCTGTACCACCAAATAATCCTGTACCCCAACCATAACCACCTAGTTGTTGTGCAGGTCCTACTGTATAATAACATAACACAGAAGTGCTGTTACCATCACTTGTAGTTAATGGAGTCCCTGATTCCTGAGTAGTCATTGTAATTTCAAAGGTAGTTGCTGTAGGAATAGCAGTCACCATAAACTTCTCATCTTCAAAAGTAGCATTACTATAAGTTGATCCAGCTGGCACTCCTGTTACACTATCAAACATAACAATATCATTTTCAGCTAAACCATGACTACCAGTGCATGTAACTGTAACTGTTGTAGATGAAGAACTACTTGAAAATTTTGCACCTGTTAGAGTGGTTCTAATTGGATGAATGTCATAATACACTCCTCCTGAATAAACATATAAAATTCTATTGGTCCCTATGGCAGCGTATTTAATACCAGCGTTATCATCCCAATGATGAATAGCTCTAGCTGCACCAGTTAATTTATCATCACCTAGCTGTTGCCAACCACCTATTTTTTCTGGGGTACCATATCTAAATCTAACATTGTCACCATCAAACCATTGGCCTTCAGCCCCGGTTTCTGTAACCTGTTTGTTGAATCCTGGTAAAAAACCTAATTTTTGTAACATATAACTCCATATTATGACCTCCTAAATGGTGGAAGTCCTAACATCGGCCTTTTGTCGAACCTATTTTTTTCCGCAAAAGGACCATTTACATGGTTATAATGAAGAAATACTTGTCCGCAAGTATTACCTTCAAACGGTTCTCTCCAATGCTCTAATTCACATCCACTATATACTAGCATATCGCCAACTTCAAGTAGGACTTTAGTGCCTTTGGGAGCGTCAGGTTTATGTATATTTTTATATTCGTCTATTACAGAATCAGCTCCTGTGCCGTCTATAAATATAGGCCAAGGGTCACCCCCTAAATTAATGGTAGTTGATATTTCACAACTAGGTCTATCTTTATGTCTTTTTAATTCATCTCCATGCTTATATAATCTAGCGTATGAATAAGTTGGAATTAAATCTAAGCCTGTTTCTTGCTGCATTACTGGTAATACTTTCACTAAAAGGGTCTCCATCACCGGATCAGCATAATGAGAATAAGTGTTTGGAATCTGTATATCAGTCCAAGTGCCTAACATCCCATTGTCATAAGTTAAATTATTATCGTACATAAATTTAACTGCATCTCGTTTAAGAAGAAAATAGTTAAATACAAAATTAGCTAACTCATAGCTAATTGCATTTTTAATTACTTGATATTTATTGAAAGCCATCTTGTATAAAATTAAAACTTATTGATATCCTTGGTTCGTTAGATTGATTAGGTTCAACACAATGCCATAACCACGCAGGAAACATTATTGCTCTATTCTCTTGTGGCTCTAAATGTACTTCTCTCCATAGATGTGGAGGAGGTTGTCCTTCTTTTCTAGTGGGCATACAGGTTTGTATACCTGGTCTAGGGTCTTGACATACTAATTTTCCACAGCTAGGAGAAGTTTTAACATAATATACTCCAGTAAATAAAGCATTTGGATGAACATGGGGTCTATTATATCCACCAGTATAATTTATATTAGCCCACATATTTCCTAACACAGGTTTTTTATCTAACCATTCTTCGTTAAATACTTGATGCACCATTTTAAATAATTCATCTACTAAAGACTTATATTCAGGTTTTTTATGCATATCTGTTTCACTGTGCCATCCACCTACATTGGTTTTCTTAACTCCTTTACCTTCTTGGGACCATCTAATTATTTGTTGAGCCAGATCTTCTGTATTTAATTTTAGATCTTCTGCATATATTATTGTTGGAAAAAATCCTTCTTTAATCATTGTCCTCTCCACCAAAAAATTAATGATTTTCTATCGTTTTTAAACACTGGGTTAACACCATGCTTTATAGTCTGACCATTAAAAAATGTAAGCATTCCTTTAGTAGGTTTTAATTTTATACCATCGTTCGTTATAAATTCTCCCCCTAAAAAATCGTCGTTTAAATATAAAGAGCTAGTATATACAATATGTTCTCTTCCTGGATTATAATGCGTGTGTAAATTACCATAGCTATTTACATGCCAATTTTGTATCTGCAATTGATCTAGTTCTAAGTTTAAATTAAACTCTTTGTTTATAAAATTTTTTACTTTTTCCCCTATCGGATCACCAGTTAAGTCTAAAGTAATTTGTTCAAATTCAAGCATTTTAGGTTGGGGTCCAATATCTTTTATTTTTTTAAAATATGCATCACAATCTGTAGAAGATATAAAATTTTTAAATATATGAATCTGCTTGTCATCGATCATCTAAAAGGTTTACCTCCAAACCAAACAACAAGAGATTGTCTAACACCACGTGTTACTGGTTGTACCCTGTGATTTAAAAAAGATGCAAATATTATAGCATGTCCTTGTTTTAGTTCTGCAAATTTTCCAGGTCCCATAAGTTCTAAATGTCCTCCTTCAAACTCTGAGGGATCGTTTAGTAATAACGTCATTGATATTTTTCTAACAGGTGGTTCATGAGCCATGCTTACATCACAATCCATATGCCAATCATAAAATCCTCCAACGGGATATTCTGTAAACTGTGCGTTTTCTGTTACTCGTATATCACCAAAACCAAAATGGTTTTCATTTGCTTTTTGTATAAATCTATTAAGGTCTACGTACATATGACTCATTTCTTTAAAAGGTATCCAACTAATTGTTGTAACTCTTTTTTTTGTATCTGTTCCCCCTCCTGGTTTCCCCATACCAATCTGTGCTGTTTGTGGTGGTTGTTTTCTACCCGATTCAATAATCTGTCTACACTGATCTGGTGTAAATAATGGTGTTGTAGTTTGCACTATCCAACTTTTCCATTTAGGTTCTGTTATGGGTTTATTTTCGTACACCTAATTCTCCACTTGTTCCTCTGTTTTTAATAGGATCATATTCAACATCACAATTACATGCAAGAGTTCTTCTATAACCTGGTCCGTTAAATGGATACACACAATGTCTCATGTCGTATGGAAATATATAAAAGTCTCTTTCTTTAGTGTGTGGTTGATAATCTACATTTGCAAATTGTCCAGAAGCTGAACCTAATATTTGAAGTTTACCATTTTGAGGATTTTCTGCTGCAGAATATTCTACTCCAAAACCATGGGGAGGTAATTTTAAAATCATAACTGATGACAAACCTGTAAACAATGTTCCTTGATGGACATGCACTGGATTATATTCGTTTTCAATCATTTGATTAACCCATATAGAATTTAAATGTATTTTATATTCTCTTATTTTATTCCAATCTAAATAATGTAAAAATTTTGACTTAAACCATTGCAACACATTTTCAGTTAAAAAACCATGTGAATGCATTTTATTATTAGGTGGACCATCATAAAACAAAGAATGTTCATTTACAATTTTACCTACTAATTGTGGATTAGCTGGTGGTAATTGATGTTTTCTTGTTTCATAAACATCATTAATAATATTATATACATCTAAAGGAACTTTGTATCTTAATACAGATTGACCTAAAAATATAAAATCAAAATCACTATCTTTTTGAGGAACTCCTTTTCTTGGCTCTTCAATAATTTGTCGAGTAAAAGTATTTTTATTTTTAAAATTTAATGTGTCCATATTTTTCTCTAATACTTTGTGGTATTTTTTCTATGTAAGGATTATATGTTTTTTCTATTTTTTCTTTCTTCACTGTATGCATGTCTGTTCCTACCACATTATCATTATAAGATAAACCATTAATATTAATTTGATCTAAATTAATAAATCTATGGTTAAAATAAGGTTCATCAATAAACTTATATATTTTTTTAATTTCTTTTTCAGGATGTGTTGTAAGGTCATCGTACTTTACAAAGTGACACGTATTAGGATACTTAAAAGAATTTGTAATTGCGTTTAATTCTTTAGCTATAGCACCATTATTTTCCATAAGTTTTAATAATTTTTCCTCATCAGTATTGCCTAACTTATTAATAAATGCACTAGGAGTTTCTGTATACCATTTTATATAACTTGCTAACACATCCATTAAATCTCTAAGTAAAACAATACATTTAAAATTACCTTTAAGATGTTTTTTCATTAACTCAAAATTTCCTGGATTACCAGTAGCCAATACAGGTCCTCGATCAATGATTACTTGTTGTGGCCAATCTTTATAATAAAGATTGTAAACCATATCTAACACATTATCTAAGGATTGATGGTCTGGAAAATTTTGAAATACATCTGTATCTTTTAATAAAAATAACTCTTTCATAATTTCAAGAGTTATAGAATTAGCTGTTACCACTAAGTCTTTATTTTGATTCATTATAGATGCCAACAAGGTATTTCCCGACCTGGGCATTGCAATTAAAAAAAATAATTTTTTATTTTTCTTTTGCTCCGAGGTCATTAGAAATCTGTTCTTTCTTGTTATAAATCATTTCACCTGATTTTTTAACTCTTTCTATAGTTTTTAGTTGACCCAGTACATTAAACACTTCCGGTTGACTTGATCCAGTAGTTAATGTTTCTGCTTTATTTTTCATTATCTGATGATAAGATTCTAACTGGTGTCGGTTAACATCTTTGTCATCAAAAGAACCATCATTAAATTCTTTTTTTAATGTAGACCACAGTTTAATTTCTCTCATTCTATCTCTTGCAACTAATTGCATGTTAGCAAGACCATATCTTTTTTCGTCTATATCTATTTGATACAATTCTCTTTTTATTGGGTCTTCTTCTTTTTCAAGTTTTTGTTCTAGTCTTTTTAATTTAACTTCATTACGTCTACAATCAAAAGATAGTGTCATTAAATTTTCTAAGAATACGTTTTGTTCTCTAACGCATTGCCAATATTTAGATGCTTTAGTTGGATACTTAGCGTCTTGTAAAACAGACATCCTCATTTCTGTTTCTGTTCTAAANACTTGTTTTTTAGTCCACGTGTCTCTAAGTTCAGCTGTCATAGCTTTAAATTCCTTGACATCATTTGGGTCAAGTAAATTATTTAAGCTTGGTGCTTCTTTTTCTATTAATGCATGTATATTACGTTTTTCTGTCATATTGCTCCTTTATACTTTCTAATATAACAATTTTTATTCAGTTGTCAATGTTTTAGTAGCTAAAGCAGGTCCTGTATATACTTCTGTTGCATCTACACTTGGTGCGCCATTAGCAACAAACATTGATGCAGTTGTTCCACCACCTGCGGCTTGTGATCTTCCTGTTGAAAAAGTTGCAGGAGAACTGCTCCAATCAGTTCCATCCCATTCTTGAATTTGTGTAGAATAACTACCTGGTCCAGCAGGGTGCCCTGTTACTGCAAGAGAAGCTGTTTGAGTTCCTTGTTGAACTTGAGCTGATACTCCAGTTACTAATGCATTATTTGCTGTCCATGAACTTCCATCCCAATTTTTAGATGTTGTTGCTGAAGAATTTCCACCTGCGCTAACAATTGCAGTTTGAGTTCCAGAAGTTCTAAACGCTGGTGTGTCTGCAGATACAGGATATGTTTGAGGAATAGTTGTCCAACTACTACCATCATACGATTGCATAATAGCAGAAGGAGTTCCAGGAGGAGTTTGATAACCACCTGTTAACATTGCTGCAGTTTGTGTTCCACAACAACCTACTGCAAATCTCATAGAAGTTCCTAAACCACCGCCACTAGACCAATTAGTTCCATCATACTCGTATGAACTTCCAAGAGTTCCAGTTCCACCAACCCATAAAGCAGCTGTTTGATTTCCAGCAGAACCCATGTCAGTTCCACCAGTTGGTGCTGCATTTACATTTAGTCCATGAAGTTCCGTCGTATTCTTCAGTTGCTAGTTGTAGTTGGTTCACCACCAAATATTAATCCAGCTGTGACCGTGCCACATCCACCTAGTTGTGTTTTACCACCATTTCCTCCAGGATTTCCACCGGCTGCTACTGTTCCTGGAGCTAGTACATATGATTTAACTGTGCCTGAAGCAGAGTTATACCAAATCTGTCCTGCTTTTAAATTACTAGGATCTGCCGAAACGACTTCTACACGTCTTCCATATATTTCTCTATATGTTGTCATTTAAAAAATCCTTACGGTAAAGTTACATTACCTGGTCTTGCACGAAGCGCTTGTTCTTCAGCTGATAAAGCATCCCAAGCTGCTTGTGCAGCTTCAACTTCAGCCGTGACTAGAGCTTGTGCTTCTGACTTAGTTTTTTCAACACCATTTCTATCAGCCATCCAACATGCGCCTCTTTCATTGTTTCCAATAACCCAGACGTTAGCAGGATAACCTCTAAGAAAAAAGTTTCTTCTATCTTCAGCGGTGAAGAATCCTTTTCCAGTGTTAGTCAGCACTCCATAAATAAAGTTTGCCATAGTTTAGTCCTCCTTTTTAATTTTGTATATCATATTTTTTAACTTTGTGTAAGTGTTTTAACGTTTGCAGCTGTTGTATCTCCAGTAAATTCTTCTGTGGCAGCTGAATAAGTTGTTGGATTAGTAGTTGCACCAGCAAAAATAATACCTGCTGTTGCGGTTCCTGCTCCACCAGCTTCAGATCTTCCTGTAGTAATAGCGGGACTTGTTGACCAACTTGTTCCATCCCAACCTTGAACATTTGTATCGGTGCTAGCAGGACCACCAGCTATAATACCAGCGGTTTGGGTACCACCACCTCCGTTTCCATAACCACCATATAATGCATTATTTGTTGCAGTCCATGATGTACCGTTATATGATTCAGAAGCAAGGCTTGCACCAGGAGATCCCGGAACATTTCCAGTAGCAGTTATTGCTGCAGTTTGAGTTCCAAAAGCACAACCCGATGATCTTGGAGTATTTAATGTACCCGGACTTGTTGACCAATTTGTTCCATCATATTCTATTGTTGTAGGTGAAGGTCCTGGCGTTCCTAAAGAAGCTAAACCTGCAGTCAAAATTCCACAACCATCGGCTGTCATATTAGATTGTCCAGAAGGCATTGTTCCACCGGTTGCCCAAGAACTACCATCCCATTCATCTGTAGTATCTCTTTGAGATGGGGCTCTATAACCTCCAAATATAACTGCTGCAGTTTGAATTCCAAATCCTCCTCCAAAATATCTTGATGAAGGTACCGCTGTAAGATTAGTCCAACTTGACCCATCATATGCTTCTGCATTAGCTACACCAGTGTTTGAACCAGTATAACCTAATGCCCCTAAAGCTGCAGTTTGTGTTGCATTTTTAGCTGAGCAAATTCCTCTTCTAGCTGTATTCATATTTCCACCAGCAGCCCATGCTCCGGCTGTAACTACATTTGTTGATGAATTATATTCTTCTGTTAATAAATATTTAGGAGCTCCTGGTCCAGCGTGATGAATTATGCTTGTAGCATTATTTGTAATTGTTGCTCCTCTAGCATTAGCAGCTCTCGTGCTTCCTAAAGTTGCTGCAGATGTTGTCCAATTAGTTCCATCATAAGTTAATGTTGAAGTCATTCCACCTGGGTTTCCAGCTGCTATTACACCTGCTGTTTGTGCTCCTGATCCTACTCCGTCAGCTCTGTTTGCTGGTATTGAATTAACTGCAGTCCATGATGAACCGTTCCATTCTTCTACTCCAGTATTAGCTGGAGTACCACCAATTTTAATTGCTGTATCTTGTGTAGCTCCAAAACCTAAAATTCCATATTTTCCTGTGTTAACGTTTCCAACTTCTGTCCAAGAACTTCCATTATATTCTTCAGCATTTACTGTTATTGCAGCGGGTGAAGGATCAGACAATCCACTATAACAAATAGAAGCAGTTTGTATCCCTGCCATCCATCCATAACCATGTCCAGTGCTTAAATTAGTTTGTTCTGCCCAAGACGTTCCATTATATTCTTCAACATTAAGATCAGCAGCACCAGGAGAACTAGTACCTCCTGCTATTAATCCAGCTGTTTGTGATCCACATCCTGAGCCTGTATATCTCGCAGTTCCAATATTTCCGCCTATAGCCCAACCGCTTCCATTATATTCGTCTGTGTTAGCTACATTACCGCTTGGTCCATATCCTCCTGCACCTACAGCATCTGTTTGACTTCCAAAACCTTGACCAGCATGCATTGACGTTATTGCTGAAGATGCACTTGCCCATGCTTGTAGATTAACAACAGTTTTAAAAGTATTACTTGTTGTATTATACCAAACTTGTCCTGCTACATTAGCGTCACTTGGATCAGTGCTAAGTGATTTAACTGCTTTACCGTGTATTTCTTTATATGTGCTCATAATTTTTTAACTTGTTGCAAAATTTTCTATATTAGCTGCTGTTGTTTCTCCAGTAAAATTTTCTGTTGTAGTTGCTCCTGTTGTTGGACCAGTAGTTCCTCCAAAAGATACAGCAGCAGCCTCCGTTCCAAATCCACCAAGTTTAGATCTTCCTGTTCCCATATTTGGTCGTGTTGACCATGCGGTTCCATCATAAGCAATAGTAGTTGTTAAATTTGGAGGGCCTCCAAAAGCTGAAGAAGCAGATTGTGTTCCAGCGCTTGATGCGCCAAAAGACGTAGTCGCCGCAATCATATCTCCACCGTTAGTCCAAGATGTTCCATCATATTCTTCCGTATTATCTGAGGCAGAAGGTTCATTTCCACCACAAATTAATCCTGCAGTCAAAGTTCCAGAACCTCGAGCTCCTGTTCTTGCTGTATTCATTGTTCCACCTGATGAATAATCTGTTCCATCGTATTCTAAAGAAGTATTAGTTACAGCAGGAATTCCTCCTCCTGCTACCACACCTGCTGTTAAAATTCCTATTCCCGCTGCTCCTCTTCTTGCTGCAGGTAAAGCTTCACCGGCTGACCAAGATGCGCCTCCATACTCTTCAGTATTATCTACATTACTTCCTGGATCTTGTTTTCCACCAGCACACACGGCTGCTGTTTGAGTGCCAAAACCACACGCATCCATTCTACCTGTACTTAAATCACCTTGTTCTGACCATGTAGAACCATTGTATTCTTCTGTTAAACCATTATTTTTATTAGGAGCAGTATATCTTGCAAAACCTAATCCTGCTGTTTGTGGACCAACACCTGATATATTATATCCAGCTGATCCCATGGCCCCGCCACTCGCCCATGCACCAGCTGTAACTGCAAGTGTTGAACTATTAAATTCTTCTGTTGATCCTACAGCACTTCCTGCTGGCGCTGCTGTCGTTCCACCAGCAAATAAACCTGCAGTATTAGATGGAGAATTTTGAGTTTGTCCTTTTGAATATCCTCTTGCCGTGGCTAATGTTGCAGGACTTGTAGCCCATGCACTACCATCGTATCTTTCTATTACGGCTGATACAGCAGGACTTCCTGGAGTGGTTATTCCACCTGCTTTTATAGCAGCTGTTTGAGATCCACCACAAAACGGAGAGTAAGTATTACTCGTGTTTAAGTTTGGTGCGGTTGTCCAATTAGTTCCATCGTAAAGTTCTGTTGCAATCGTATCTGATGTATTAGGTGGGGGACCTAATCCAGCAAAAACCATTCCTGCTGTTAAAGTTCCTGCAGTTCCTACATAAGATCTTATAGCATTCATTGTTCCACCGGTTGTCCAAGAGGAACCATCATATTCATAAACATAATTTGTTCCATTAGGTTCTGACCCTACTGAAACACCAGCTGTTTGAGTTCCAAACATTCCATTACTCCAAATTCCAATAGGCAAAGCTCCACCACCAGTCCAAGCCTCACCATCATATTCTTCTGCATTAGTTTGTGCACCACCTGGACTTGGTGCAAAAGGTGGTCCTCCTCCAGCTGCTATTCCAGCGGTTTGTGTTCCTGTTGCTCCAAAGTGGGCTCTTGGATTTGACATGCTAGCAGAAGTTGCCCAACCACTTCCATTATAATTTTCTGTATGTGTAGTACCAGTAGTAGGCGCACCTGTGCTTCCTCCACAAAGAAAAGCGGCTGTTTGAGTTCCGCCTCCAGCACACATAGCTCTTGTTGTGTTTAGAGGACTTGCGCTTGATGTAGCTTCTAGGGTTGCAACGCCTCTAAAATTTCCAGTAGGCGAAAGATACCACATTTGTCCATCAAGACCTTCTGAAGGATCAGCTGTTACTGTCTTAATTTTTTTTCCAACTATTTCTCTGTAAGTTGACACACTAGCCCCTATTAATTACTCTTCAGTAACCAACCTTGAGTGTCGTCCGTAAATACTAAAGTATTAGCAGCTCTTTCTGTAGCAACAGTCAAATCTGATGTTGCTCCATTAATTTTTTTACCGTTTCTTGCAACGGTTAAATTATTGGTATCGAAAGTACCTGCATAATCAATAAACGAGATCTCATCTCCGATGGTTGGTGACCCTGGTAAAGTTAAAGTTATGGCTCCAGAAGTAGTATTCATAAAATACCCTGCTCCCGCTGCTCCAGATACAGGAGAATCTCCTGTTACTTTTACAGCTTGCCATGATGTTCCACCGGCTTCTAATTCAGCCCATGATAAAACTCCACCTGTTGTTGATTTTAAAACGTAACCATTTCCTCCTGCTACGGCTGCCGGCCACGTCATAGTATAATCCGTGGTCGTACCTGATGCTTTCATACCTATATATTCTGATCCCGAGCTATCCTGTAATCTTAACTCTTTCTGAGAACCTATGTTTAAACCTGTTGATGAATTCCAAATTAAATTTGCATCTCCACCAAAAGAACCTGAATCATTAAATTGAACTTGAGTATCTGATCCTCCTGGTAATCCACCAGCTACAATTTCTACTACATTAGGATTACTAGCAGCACCGTCTGCATAAACAATTTTCCAACCTTTATCACCTGTTGCCCAAGTAAGAGTGCTTCCTGATCCAGTTTCTGTTTTAAGTTGAACTGTGTAAGCACCACTTGTGCTGTTTTTAATAAAATAAAAATTTTCTACATCATTTGGAAGTGTTACAATTTTATTTCCTGATATAGTTTCAGGAGATTCTGCCCCTAAAATAATAACTCTTGTTGCAAGAGTTGCACCAGTAGATCCATCTGACACTCCTAAAGCTGTGGTATTAGCACCAGCTCCACCAGCATTTAAAGTTTGAACTTTAAATCCACCAGATATTTGTTCGAATATTTGTAAATTTGTATTAGTTTTTGTTCCCCAAGTACCGGCATTTTCACCAGTTACCATTAGTTCAACACCAAGAGGCGTATAAGTTGATGCCATAATTTTTTTCTCCTAAGCTGCGTGCGTTACATCTGTATATGATGTATTTCCACTAACGTCAACATCATTATAACTTGTATTTCCTGTAATATCAATATCTAGATATCCTAAAGGAACAGCATCTCCTACTGTAACAGTTGCTGAAACTCCTGTCAATCCTACTACATCTGCAGGGCTAATTGAGCCTACAGAAGAGGTACAAGAAACACCAGAAATACCTAAAGCCATTCCATCTGGAACTATTGCTCCTACACTTGATGTTGCTCCAGCGCAAAGACCAGTAAGATCTACAACTACAGTATCATCAACTTGCATATCTGGACCTACTGAAGCGGTTGCAGATACTCCGCTAAGCCCAATTACATCAGCAGGTAAAATTGATCCTACTGCAGTTGTTGCTACTAAAGTTGCTAAACCTTGAACATGGTCAGCACCATCACTAATATTTAATTGACCTTCTGAAGCTGTGGCTGATACACCTGTAATTAATTGTGGGATATCTAATTGATCTGGAACTGATGCTGTTGCAGATACCCCTGTTAATGGCACACCTATTTCAAGTGTAAGTGATCCAACACTAGATGTTGCTCCAACACCAATTAAATTTTCAATTCCTTCTTCAACACTACCCCAACCATTTTCACCCCA